ATTAGATATGACCGCCACCGCCAACCAATACATGACCTCCAAAATCGAAGGTCTGAATCCGCCTGCCGGAACGATTTCTACTTCTTCCTATGCAGGCATGAACGGCAGCTATCTGAACAACGCTTTCATCGAAAAGCGAAACGTAGTCATCTCCTTTGCCATGCGTGGCATTGGGATCGAGAAACGGCGGCATCGCCTGTATCGTGTGGTCAAGCCGTCCCGATACATCAAGATCTGGTACAAGACGGCGAACATCGATGTCTATGCCGAGGGGTATGTAGAAACTTGTGAAGTGTCAAATTTCGAGCAGCAGATCAACGGGCAGATCTCCATTCTCTGTCCGGACATTTACTGGTACAGCCGGGATATTTTCTATGCCTATTACAGCGGCATCACCGGAGCATTTCATTTTCCCTTTCCGGAGAGCGATGCTCCGTTTCCTTTGGGCGTGTATTCCAATAGTGATGCCTTATCCATTACCAATGACGGAGATGAAACCGGATTCACACTGCGAATTGAGGCACTGCCCAGCGACATTCCGCAGGAAGTGGTGGCAGTGACTCCGACCATCTACAATGAAAACGGCGAATATCTGCAAATCAAAGGCGATATTCTGACCGGTGATGTCATTACGGTTACCACGAAAACCGGAAACAAAACTGTCACGCTGACACGCAACGGCGTGGACAGCAACATCCTGAACCGGCTGGTTTCTGGCTCTACTTGGCTGACCTTGAAGGAAGGCACGAATATCTTTCGGGTCGAGGCGGTTCGTGGTGTGAAAAAGCTGCGTGTGACTTTGATGCACCGCAATTCCTATCTGGGGGTTTGAGAAATGCAGTTGGAAATTTACAGTTTGACGGCTCTGAAAGATCAGATTTCTGTGTCACTGGAAGCCATTTGCGACAGTTATTCTTCGCTCTTATGGGACATTGAGTTCTACCAGTGTGGCTGTTTTGAGGTGTATATCGCTGCCAGTCCGCAGAATGTATCCATCTTTCAGCGTGGCAGAATCGTGGCGAGGAGCGATGATACACAGCACTTCGGCATCATTGAATCTCTGCAATTGGAGACCGATGCCGAAAAGGGTGATTACCTGACTGTCACCGGACGGTTTCTTGCCTGTCTGCTGGAACGAAGAATCATCTATCCCACCATCACCGCAAACGGCAACTATGAGGACATCGTCCGCAAAGTGCTGTCCCGCAATGTGATTTCTGCCGGAATCCGCAATCTGCCCGGTTTTTCCATGGGAACGGTGTCCGGTGACTGCTGGCAGAAAACCGCACGAATGCAGGTCAGCTATGACAACATCTTAGAATGGCTGTACAGCCTTTGCGAAACCATCGGCGGTTCGGCAAATGTGCGGCTGGATGGAAATGCACTGAAATGCGACCTGTTTTCCGGAACAGACCGCAGTTTGTTGCAGGATGAAAATCCCCACATCGTATTCTCCGATGCGTACAACAATCTGCTGTCGTTCTCCTATGCGGCGGATGATGCGGTGCAGAAAAACTTCGCCTATGTGCTGGGCTGCGGCGAAGGAAATGCCAGAAAGCGAACCACCTTCTGTTCCGGTGCAGAGCCGACCTATCTTGACCGCTATGAGGTGTATGTGGATGAGCGAAACACGGCACAGGAAGAAGATGTGACCGATGCGGAATATTTAGAAATTTTGAAAAGCAGCGGTGCAGAACATCTGGTACAGCCGAAAACGGCATTGGAATCCGCTATCGCTGCTTTTTCGACCCAGTATCAGTACAACAAGGACTATTTTGTGGGCGACTATGTGACCGTGGAACAGAAACGCTTTGGCTTGATCCAGCCGAGAATTCAGCTGATCGGCATGGTGGAGAGCTTCGACCAGAACGGCAGAAGTCTGACCCCGACCTTCAAAGAAATGGAGTGAGCATATGTCATTTTCCTACGGCTTTTTTAATGCAAAAAATCTTGACCGGGTATATACCGCAGAAGATTTCACGGCATATTTGTCCAGTTTAATTTGCAATGGGATTCTGGATACTTACCGGCAGTGCTTTGCCCCGACAGTTAAAAATTTAGCCGTCACATTCGGCACAGGCAAAGCATGGATCAACGGGCATTATCTCATCAGTGACACGCTGCATACGGTTGACTGTGCTTCCTATGTAGATGAATCGCTGGATCGCTATGTGGTCATTGCCTTGTTCTGCGACCTTTCCACACGAACCTGCGGCATTCGCATTCAGCCTGGAATTGCTGCCACCGAACCTGTCATTCCCTCGTTCACCAACAACAATGTGACGACCTATCTGACTCTGGCAGCTGTTCGGCTGCGAGCCGGTGCAACAGAACTGACCGCAGAGGATGTGATCGATTATCGGGAGGACGAAAGCAAATGTGGATACTGCAAGTGCATTCTTGGTAAGTGCAAGGTGACAGAGATGCTTGCCGAAATGGCAAAGACAAATGCCACACTGGAAGAACTGCAAAAGCGATTGGATGCAATGAACAGCCAGATTTCCGAACTGCAAACCAAAGTAGATGACTTGACCGCAGGCGAAATTGTAGCAACCGGACAGTGTGGTGAAAACATCTACTATGTTCTCTACGACAACGGCAAACTGCTGCTGCGTGGCACGGGTGCAACCTACGATTATACCTCTCATGATTCTGTGTTCTATCAAAATGGCCAGATCAAGGAAATTGTGCTCAGTAATGGCATTACTGGTCTGGGAGACCGCCTGTTCTATCATTGTGCCAATGCGAAAACGGTATCTCTTCCAGCTACACTGACCAGCATTGGTGATTCCGCTTTTGCACAGGAAGATGCTGCAATCGGCTATACCGCCGGTCTGACTTCTGTTACCATTCCGCAGGCAGTTACTGCGATCCAGTCATATGCCTTTTATCACACCGCCATTGCAGAAGTCACTGTGCCTGCCAGCGTGAAAACGTGGGGAAAGTATGCTTTTAGCGGCTGTGCAAAGCTGAAGACTGCTCGTGTTGCGTGTGATTCCATTGGTGCTTTTGCGTTTACAAGATGTACAGCATTGTCCAGCCTTACCATTTCTGCGAATTGCAGAACCTTTGGGGAAAATATGCTGACATACTGTGAAAGTCTAACAGCCATCACATATGAAGGGACGATCGCTCAGTGGAACGCCATCACCAAACCGGTCAACTGGATGTCTTCCGGAGAACATTCTTACAACAATTATCTGAAAAAGATCCAGTGTGTAGATGGCTATTTGGAATATGATCCTGAAAATAATGTGTGGAATGAGGTGAAAAACGGATGATGAAATTTTTAGTGAAACAGCAAAAAATCGAAGCACTGGAGCGAGAGGTCATTGCCTCTGACCAGATCGCATTTGTTTCGGTAAAGTTCGTATTCGATGGGGCTTGGAAAACGCTGCACAAGGTGGTGCAGTTCACGCAGTGTGAGGAAACATACAACGTGGTGCTTGGCATAGACGGAACAACCTGCTTGCTGCCTGCCGAACTGCATCCCGGTGCGGTGAAGATGAGTTTGTTTGGCTACGATGCAGAAAGCGATACCACGGTTCGAGCAACCACTGTTCCTGTCACACTGCATATTCGACCATCTGGTTTTGTTGCAGATGGGGATACGTCAATTCCGCCGACGCCGGATCTGTATACGCAGCTTTTGAAAAAGCTTTCCGAGATGCAAACCGGGGCAAACGGAAAGGACGGTCGTTCTGCTTATGAAATCGCCATAGAAAATGGTTTTGTGGGAACAGTTGCAGAATGGCTGGAAAGTTTGAAAGGCAGGGACGGTATTGATGGTAAGGACGGACTACCGGGAAAGGACGGAAAAAATGGTGCAGATGGTTTGCCCGGTAAGGACGGCACAAATGGGAAAGACGGTAGAGATGGGATTGACGGAAAGGACGGCGTTTCTCCGGACTTGACAAATTATCCAGATAACGATGCTGTAAAAGCACTGGTTCAAGATGCGGTTCAGCCGCTTTTACAGCAAGCACACATTCATAAAAATCTGGATGTTTTAGATGATTTAACGGCAGATGAACTCTCTTTGCTGCGTGCTCTTCAGGAATTCGAGGATGATACAACTTACAATATCCAAACATTCCGGGAAGCCATTGCAGCATTGAATGAAAAGGCACATACCCACGAAAATCAATCTGCATTGGAGCAGATCACTGCTGCTAAAATCGCACAATGGGATGGTTTTGGCACGCAAATCAATGGGCTTAGCACAAAGGTTACAGTCTATTCAGAAAAGACAGAACGTACTTTGGAGAGCCTGCAAAAGCAGATCGATAACCTGACAAGCGGCAGAAATTACACCATTCTATTTCAGTCTGGACAGAATGCCATTTCGACCTATGCACCAAATCTCAGTATGATTCTGGATGGCGGGTATCAGACAATGGAGGATTTTCTGACTGCCTATCCGCAGTTTTGCAGTGCAGAAAATGATTTCATGTTGTCCTACTCGCAAACGTGTTTTAACTGGGATAAGTCGGTCTTGACCGTTTGTGCAAAGCCTCTGTCTCTGACGAAAAACGCTGAAATCGTGGTGTCCTATCAGTCAGGTTCCAGCGAAGCCGGAAGGCTGTATCTGGTGCAGAAACCGCAGAAGATCGATATTCCTATTGGCGTGTATGTGAATACAGAGATCAATGCAAATCGTGCGGTTTCTCTGGATTTCCAATGGCTGCAGTCGGACACCTTTATCACCACCATCACAGAATGCACTGGCATTTCTGACGGGGAATATTACCTTGCCTGGGTAGGCAGAAGCAACAATTCCCACCCGAAAATCCGATTCCTGAAAGTACTGGAGGGTTGAAAATGAAAGATACCATTTGTGTAGCTGTCGGCTTGGTCGGCGGCTTTTTTACTGCCATTTTTGGCGGCTGGGACTCCGCTCTGGTGACACTGGTCGTCTTTATGGCAATCGACTTTTTCACCGGCATCATCACCGCCATGATGAAAAAATCGAAACACACGGAAAGCGGCGGACTTTCTTCCAAAGCCGGCTGGTTCGGTCTGGCGAAAAAAGTATGCACCTTGATGCTGATCGTTGTTGCAGTTCGGATGGATATTCTGCTGAATACCAACTACATCCGGGATGCTGTTTGCATCAGCTTTTGCCTGAACGAACTGCTTTCCATTGTGGAAAATACAAGTTTAATGGGGATCCCGTATCCGCCTGCAATTCAAAAAGCAATTGATGTTCTGCAAACGAAAATCGGCAGAACAGAAGAAACAACCGACAAGGAGGATAAGTAATATGACTATTTTAAGACCAGATGCAACAACGACTCTGAACGGAGTAAAAATCAACGAGTATTTACTCACCAAACACAATCCCAACCGCATTGATATGCCCTCTGTTTCCATGGCGGGGAAAATCATTGGTGTGACTGTTCACAACACAGACTGGATCACAGTAGCAAGCGGCACGACCCCTGCGGAACAGTACACAAGGGCAACCGTCAATAACAACATGAAGGATGTGCGTGTCCATTACTATGTGGATAATGTATGTGCATGGCAGAATCTGCCCCACAGCCTGAGCGGCTGGCACGCCGCTGATGGCAGTGGTAATGGAAATCGCAGAACCATTGCCATTGAGTGTATTATGTCCTCTGCGTACAATTCTACGAATAAGAAGTCGGAGGACAATTGTGCGAAACTTGCCGCAGCACTTCTGAAACAGTATGGATTGGACATCAACCATCTCTACACGCATACCCACTGGCTGAATGTTCGTGACGGACGAAACGGAACGATTGACCAGTTGAACACCATGTACAATCGGTACAAAATGTGTCCGGCGTACATTTTGCCGCATTGGGCGGAGTTCAAGAAAAAGGTACAGTCTTATTTAAATGCAGGAACTTCCACTATTTCTGCACCTTCTACAAAGCAGATTTACCGAGTGAGAAAGTCTTGGGCAGATGCAAAGTCGCAACTGGGTGCGTATTCCTCTTTGGAGAATGCGAAGAAAGCCTGCAAGGTCGGATATTCTGTATTTGATGCCAACGGAAATGCGGTCTACACCAATGGCAGCAAGTTTACCAAGGGGCAGAAGGTTGCCATTCGTGCCAACACGCCTCTGTTCGCCAGTGCAGAAACTACATCTGTAACCAGAAGAATCAGCGGTACTTACTATCTCTATGACGGCATTGCCTGCAAAAACGGTCGTTATCGGATCACCACAAAGCCGGAGTTCTGCGGAAAGACACCGGTGGGACAGTATGTGACCGGTTATGTTTCTTGGGATAATTTCAATCAGTGAGGATTCTTTTATGGAACAACAAAAATTGATGGATGAACTGAATTACCACCGTGCTCAAAAGCTGACTGATGCGTTATACCATTCCGGTTTGATTTCCTTTGAGGAATATGACAAATTAACGCTCAAAAATCGGCATTCTTTCTCTCCGATTTACGTGGACTTATTGCCGAAAACGCTTGCAATTCCGCCGAAAAAGAGGTAATATGGACACGTCAAAAGGAGGTGCAGAAGCATGAAAACTATTACCAAAATTGAGGCAAATCGCTCTGTAGCTGTTCATCGAAAATGTCGTGTAGCGGCTTATTGCCGTGTTTCCACAGAGCATGATGACCAGATGGAAAGTCTGGAAACGCAGAAGGCACATTATGAAGCGTGGATCAAACTGCATACAGAGTGGGAATCTGCGGGTATCTTTTATGATGCTGGCATTACTGGAACAAAAGCAGAAATTCGTCCTGGACTGCAAGACCTTTTACAGGCTTGCCGCATGGGCAGGGTAGACCGCATTTTGGTGAAATCCATCAGTCGGTTTTCCAGAAATACGGCGGAGTGCCTCGCTCTTGTTCGGGAACTATCAGGAATTGGGGTTTCCGTTTTCTTTGAAAAAGAAAACATAGACACCGGAAGTATGGAAAGCGAATTGTTTCTGACGATACTCAGCAGCATGGCAGAGGAAGAATCTTTATCCATATCCAGAAATGAGAAGTGGTCGGTACAGCACCGGTTTCAAAACGGTACCTATGTGTCATCGTCTTTCCCTTACGGGTATTGCAGAAATGACAGGGGAGAGATGGGGCTCGAACCCGAGGAGGCAGAAATTGTGAAATACATTTTTTCTGCCTTGTTATCCGGAAAAAGTTCTTGTCAGATTGCAGGTCTGTTGGAACAGCAGGGGATCCCTTTCAAGAATGGACGTCATTGGTGTGATGCTACGATTCGTGGAATTGTTGCGAATGAAAAATATGTGGGAGATGTTTTGCTGCAGAAAACGTATACCGATGTACATTTTCATCGGCACAAAAATCATGGGGAAGTGGAATGTTATCTTCTTTCAGATCATCACATACCGATTGTTAGTCGGGAAACTTTTGCAAAAGCAAATGCAGTCATTCGACAGCGAGCTGCCGAAAAAGGCATTGTGTATGGTACAGGAAAGTATCAAAAGCGATATGCTTTTTCCGGAAAGGTGATTTGCGGCAAATGCGGCAGCACTTGCAAACGCAGGATCCACAGCGGCAATGAAATTGCATGGACGTGTGCGGCTCATATTGAAAGTGCTCAAAAATGTCCTATGAAATATGTGCGGGAGGAGGTATTGAAAGCCGCTTTTGTTACGATGTTGAACAAACTGATTTTCAGCAGAAAGCACATTTTGAAACCATTGTTAGAACAGCTGAAAACGAACAGCAATGATGAAAATGTCCGGCGAATGCAGGAACTGCAAAAGCAGCTGGAATCTCATGCTGAAAAGAAAAACACACTGCACCGTTTGTATGCACAAAAGGTCATAGATCCTGTTTTATTCCGGCAGGAAATGAATGCTTTGCAGAAGCAAGCGGAGTCCTGCCGTATGGAAATTGCACAGTTGGAACAGGAAACACATGGAGAAACTGAGATAATTGCAGAATTAAAACAGCTGCTGCGATTTACAGAGCAGCATTCTGCAATGTTGACAGAATTTCAGGAGACATGGTTTTCTGCATTTGCAGAACAAATAATTTTGTATGATCGGAATCATATTGGATTTCGGCTCAAATGCGGTTTGCTGTTAAAGGAGGAAATTTGATGGGACAGATTCCTTACGGCTACCGAATTGAAAACGGTGCTGCTGTGATTATACCGGCAGAGGCAGCACAGATTCGCCTTATTTTTCAAAATTATATTGCTGGTATGAGTTTACAGTCGGCAGCAAGAGCAGCAGGTCATCCCATGGCACACAGCACTGTTCGTCGAATGATGCAGCGAAAATGCTACCTTGGAGATGCTTTTTATCCGGCAATTCTGGACAAAGAAACATATGATCGGGCAAATGCAGAGTGGCAGCATCGTGCAGATGTAATGCAGCGACTTGGAAAAACGAGGAGAAAGCCCGTATGTCCACAGACAAAATTTTTGTTGGAACTGCCGCAGCAAATACCAGAACTAGATAGAAATACACCATTTCAGCAGGCAGAATATCTTTATCATTTGATAGAAAATAAGGAGTAATGCAACAATGCCAAAGGTCACTACAATTCCACCCCGAAAGCAAAGAAATCATGCTGTAACGTCACAGGAAACTCGAAAGATTCGTGTAGCAGCCTATTGCCGTGTTTCCACGGATACAGAGGAACAGGCAACCAGCTATCAGGCACAAATTGCACATTATGAGGAAGTCATTCACAGGAATCCGGAATGGGTCTTTGCTGGGATCTATGCCGATGACGGCATCAGTGCAACCTCCACAAAACATCGGGAACAGTTCCATCAGATGATTCAGGATTGCATGGACGGAAAGATTGATATGCTCATTACCAAATCCATCAGCCGATTCGCCAGAAACACAGTAGATTGCCTGAATTACATCCGACAGCTGAAAGCACAAAACATTCCAATCTATTTTGAAAAAGAGTCCATCAACACAATGGATGCGAAAGGGGAGGTGCTGATTACCATTATGGCATCTCTGGCACAACAGGAATCAGAATCTCTGAGTCAGAATGTCAAACTGGGAATGCAGTATCGGTTTCAACAGGGAAAGGTGATGGTCAATGCCAGCTGTTTTCTTGGCTATGATAAGGACGAAAACGGAGATCTTGTGATCAATCCGGAACAAGCGGAAACGGTAAAACGAATCTATCGGGAGTATCTGGAGGGAGCAAGCTGTCAGCAGATCGCAAGGGGACTGGAACGGGACGGTATCCGAACAGCAAGAGGAAATACCCGATGGCATGACAGTTCGATTCGGTTAATTCTGGAAAATGAAAAGTATATGGGAGATGCCCTTCTGCAAAAAACATATACTGTGGATTTTCTCAAGAAAAAACGCATTAAAAATAACGGTGAAATGCCGCAGTATTATGTGGAGGACGATCATGAGGCAATTATTCCCAGAGCATTGTTCTTACAGGTGCAGGAGGAAATTGCAAGGCGTGGTTCACAGGTGGATTGTATGGGCAGACGGCGCGGATTTAGTGCAAAACACTGTTTTACTGGTTTGCTTTACTGTGCTGAATGTGGGGAACAATTCCGCAGAATCCATTGGAATAACCGAGGCTGCAAATCTGTGGTGTGGCGATGTATGACCAGATTGGAGAAAAAAGGAGCGTGTCATGCACGAACAGTCTATGAGGAATCTTTGAAGCAAGCTTTTGTAGAGGCTCTGAATCAATTGACAGGAGGCAGTGAAACATATCTTTCTATCTTACAGGAAAATATGGCTGAAGTGATTGAAATGGAACAATCCAATCTGCCCAAGGAAATACAGAGAAAATTAGATGTTCTTCAGAAAAAGTTGATCGAATGTGCAGAACGGCATGAGGATTATGAGGAGATAGCACAGGAGATCTTTCGGCTGCGAGAGCAAAAGGAACAGGCTTTAAGGGAAAATGTTTCTCAACAGGAGCAGAAAGAACGTATGCGGGAACTGCAGGAATTTTTGGCTGCTCAGCCGCATCAGATTGCCGAATTTGATGAAACGCTGGTTCGGCATCTACTTGCAAAAGTAACGGTTTCTTCCGATCGACTGAATTTTACATTTCAATCAGGTGTCGCGGTTTCCATTGAAAAGTGAACCACTTCAAAAATCCTCCTTTGCAAAATATAAAAGCAGGGGAGGATTTTTAGATTTTATAACGGCATTGTTGTCTTGATTTCTCCTTAAATTTATGGTATACTAAGAAAAAACGGAGGTGCTGCATCATGGGAATCTATCTGAACCCAGGAAATGATTTGTTTTACTCTACAGTTACTTATTCTGAAATTTATGTGGATAAGACCATGTTGATTTCTTTCACCAATAAATGTTTGTTTGGAGAAAACAAGGAGATCTGCGTCAGCCGTCCCAGAAGATTCGGAAAGTCGATGGCAGAGAATATGCTGACGGCTTATTACAGCAAGGGCTGCGATTCGAGAGAATTGTTTTCCAAGTTTCAGATCGCACAGACACCGGATTTTGAAAAGCACCTGAACCGGTATAATGTGATTCACATCGATATGCAGAAATTCCTTGGCAGAACCAAAAATGTCCATGAAATGCTGGACTTCTTGCAGAAACGTGTGCTAAAAGAGATGAAACAGACATTCTCCGTGATAGAGCCGGAAGAAACCAGTTTGATTATTGCGTTGGAAGATCTGTACGGTCAATGTGAAGAAAAGTTTATCTTCATCATTGACGAATGGGATTCCATTTTCCGAGTACACCGGGACAATGCAACTGCTCAGAAGGAGTACTTGGATTTTCTGCGGGATCTTCTGAAAGGACAGCCCTATGTGGCACTTGCCTATATGACCGGCATTCTCCCAATCAAGAAATACGGTCAACATTCTGCACTGAATATGTTTGATGAATACTCTATGACCAATCAATATGCACTCGCAGAATTCACTGGTTTTACAGAGAGGGAAGTTCGTCAGCTCTGTGAGCGTTATCATATGTCTTTCGAGCAAACGAAAGATTGGTACGATGGCTATAATGTCAATGGTGTATCCATTTATAATCCAAGATCTGTAACATCAGCGATGATGAACGGCATCTTTGACAGTTACTGGACACAGACAGAAACCTATGAGGCTTTGAAAATGTATATCGTTCGCAATGAGAACGGTTTGCGGGATAAAATCGTTCGGATGATTGCCGGAGAACATATTTCCATCAATACGAAAACATTTCAGAACGATATGTGTACTTTTGAAACTGCAGACGATATTCTGACTTTGCTGGTACATCTGGGCTATCTGACTTATGACTTCGATACAAAAACTGCCTGGATTCCCAACAAAGAAGTGCGGCAGGAATTTCTCAATTCTATCCAGGGACAAGAATTTCAGAACGTCAACAATGCCATCCATCGTTCCGACAAGCTGCTGCAATTGACGTTGGCACAGAATGCGGAAAAAGTGGCGGAAATGCTTCAGGAAGTTCACTGTGACAACTGTTCTGTAATTCAGTATAACGATGAAAATTCGCTGGCTTGTGTGCTGAGTCTGGCATACTATTCTGCACAAGACAGCTATGCGGTTTATCGGGAATTGCAAGGCGGAGAAGGCTTTGCGGATCTGGTATTTGTACCGAGAACTGGGAATCATAACCCGGCAATGATCGTGGAGCTAAAATGGAATCAAACCACTGGTATTGCACTGGAACAAATCAAAGACCGAAAGTATATTCGCTGTTTGAAAGACTATCATGGAAAAGTGCTGTTTGTTGGTGTGAACTATGATAAGAAGAGTAAGAAACATACTTGTCAGTTTGAGATGATGGAAATTTGAAAAACTCTATAGACAGACTTAACAGAACATATATTGAATGCAAATATTAGGGTGAAAACCATAAAAAGCACAAGCAAATCCACTATTAATTGTCACATCCTAAACTTATGAAAGGTACTCGTGTATTTGCTAAAACTTACAGTAGATTAGTAGCTATATATTTGGTAGACTAAGAAGGATTAAAATATGGGAAGCATTATTGATTTTAGTGGTATAGAAAATTGTGAACAAGCCATCAGAAAAACATGGGATGAATTTAGGGAATGTTTAGCAGCTGGTGTATTTTCTTATGATGAAATTGAAAAAGCTAAAAAGCAGAAATTTTTAATGGTATATGATGATCTATTTTATAAACATTCTGGTATTGACCAAAGTACGATTGTTTTTAAGGATTTGAAAGATAAGCTAATGGGAAGAGGTGCTATATTGAAAAATGATGAGATTCCTAATTATGATCGTTTTCTTCCTAAAGAAGAGTATATCAAAGAAGATAATCGTTTTAGCCCTCCTCATGTGGAATGGCTTTATTTGGCGGTTGGCAATGATAACGACATTCACGAATGTGCACAGGCTGAATGTCGAGCCAAAAGAGGAAACATGTTTGGATTTTGTCATTTTCAACGAGACACCAAATATGATATGTGCAAATTAGTAGATCTAACCATTGCAGACGATATTTCTTATGTAGAATTAAATGTAACTTTAGAAAAATATGTACAAACGCAAACTAAAAAACGTAAAAAAATTATAAAAGCAACAGGTTTTCCTCCTAAAATAAACATCGATCAAAAGGAATTGGAAAAAGTCTTTACTCAGTGGGCTGTATACACTTATGTAAAATTACTATCGACACAAATTTTCAAGCCACTCGATAGTTGTGATAATAAAGCAATTACTTATGCCCCGTTTCAAACAATTGCTCAATATTATATTTCATTGGGATATTCTGGTATTATTTACGATAGTACCGTATGTTTGAAAGGAAAGAATATAGTGTTATTTGACAAGCATATGGCCTGTCCAATAGGGACTATAGAAAACTACAAAATATTGTAAGTCTGGAAAGTCGATTAGATGTATTCTTACAAACAATTTGAATAAGAAAATGGTTATGACCTTGTTGCTGTAGTCGATAAATAGTAAGGACATTTAGCCTATTGTATTGAGTCAGTTTAAGATGGTAGAGATATATGCTATTTGCGAGAAAATTCAAATTGCTTATTCAGTATGGCTGTATGGGTAATTAAACGAAAATGCAGACATTAAAATTGAAGTGTCGTTGCACGTTGAGTGCGTGGTAAAAATGACAAGGCAATAAGGCTCTAAAATGGCTATTTTGCGTGGCTTTTGGCACAATGCAAAATGTACAAATGAAAAATTCGCAGAGTATTGCACAGTATTTTGTGTGTCTGCGTGTTTTCCATATACAGATAAAAAGTATTTTGTAAAATTTCGGTTCTTACTCACTCGACCTCAATTAACGCTTTCAATCGGTAAAATGTGCGTTTTTGTGCGTTGGTGGAAAGATAGCTGATATGCTGCTTAAAATTGAAAGTTGTAAAGAAAGCATAATGCAACAAAACCCCTCTGCTGGTTTTTATTCCAACAGAGGGGTTCGTTCGCTATGCTCACATTTCTACACTCACAATCACGCCTGATTTGAACGCAAAAACAATATGGTCATCGAAAATCGTGATCTTTGAAAGCATATGTCTTGCAAGCGTTTCATCATATTCGGTGATGCTGTGGTATGAGGTAGCGATAAATTTCTTTAAATCGTTGATGCGTTCCTTATAATCAGAACGGGTGGTTTCGTCCATCATAAGTTGTTCACGCTGTTCCTTCAGCCTGAAAATTTCCTCAGCAATATCATCATAACCCTGATGATTTTCTGTTCTGATGGTCAGTTCCTGTTGAAGTTTACGCAGTTGCTCATCGATTTTCAGAATATTTGCAGATTTTCCAACGGTTAATGCTTCCTCCAGATTGTCCTGCAATATCTGCAAGTATTCACCGCTGTCGCCGATCATCTGATTTAATGCAGCAACAAAGGCTTTCTGAAGTTTATCTTCATGGATACTTCTTGCAGAACAACTGTTATGGTCATGCAGTCTTGAACTGCATCGCCATACAGGTGTTTTCCTGCCATGAATATTCCATATGATTCGCTTATATCGTTCATTGCAGTTGGCACAGTAGGTAATTCCCGTCATGCAATATTTTGAACTGTATCCACGTCTTCTTCCCTGGCAGTCACGGAGCATTCCACGTCTTGCAATTTCTTCCTGAACCAGCATAAAGGTTTCTCTTGACACTATGGGTTCATGATTTGACTCGACATAGTACTGTGGCATATCGCCGTTATTCTTGACACGCTTTTTACTGAGAAAATCAATTGTGTAGGTTTTCTGCAAAAGCAAATCTCCCATATATTTTTCATTTTCCAATATTTTACGGACAGTGGTATCATGCCAGCGTTTATTGCCTCTGGATGTTTTAATGCCATTACGTTCAAGACCTTTGCAGATTGCCTGACAGCTTGAACCGTTGAGATACTCTCTGAAAATACGCCTTACAATTTCGGCTTCCTTTGGATTTATGACAAGATTTCCGTTTTTATCTTTATCATAGCCCAGAAAACAGGTTGTATTTATCATTGGTATTCCCTGCTGAAAACGATACTGCATTCCAAGTTTTACGTTTTGGCTTAGTGATTCTGATTCCTGTTGTGCCAGTGATGCCATAATAGTAATCATGACTTCACCTTTAGCATCCATTGTGTTGATGGATTCTTTTTCAAAGTAGACAGGAATATTCATGTCCTTCAGCATTCGGATGTAGTTCAGGCAGTCAACCGTATTTCTGGCAAAACGGCTGATCGACTTGGTAATAATTATATCGATCAGACCCTTTTTGCAGTCTTCAATCATTCTGTTGAATTCTTCTCTCTTTTTGGTGGAGGTTGCACTGATACCATCATCTGCATAAACATTTACAAGTTCCCATTCCGGCTTACTGCGGATAGATTCCTCATAATGAGAAATCTGTGTTTCATAACTGGAAGCCTGTTCTTCCGTATCTGTGGATACCCGACAATAGGCAGCTACACGAAGTTTTTTCACTTCAATTTTGGTGGCGGTATTTCCAACTCTCGGTTTTCTTGGTATTACGGTTACCTCACGCATTTTCTTTCACTCCAATCAAACTGTATAGGTATTCTGCCTGTTCTGCTGGATTTTCAAATTGTTTTGAAGGAATATCCATGCAGAAATCATGAAGGATACTCGGTTCGATACATCTTTTTTTGCCTCGCTGACAATGTGCAGCAGAGCGTTTTTCGATCTCTGTCTGCACCAACGCAAATAACGCTTTATCGATAATTGGCGGATAATATTGATCGCCCAGATAAATTTCTCTTTGCAGCATTTTCTTGATCTGGCTGTGACAATTATGCAAGCCTGCTGTTTCTGCCGCTTCTGTCAGACTCATGCCATTAAGATAGTTGTGAAACATGGTATTCAGAATGCAGGCTTCATTTTCATCAATGACCGCTTTTCCGGATTCTATTCTGTAGCCATACATTGCAATTCCTCCTTTAGTTTTAATCCGCATTTCAAATAAAAAACAGCTGTTTTTCTGTCGGTAATGACGATTTTATCAACATACTCTGTAAACTGTTCCTCGTCAAAGGCAGTGAGCATTTCACTGTGATCAATCAATTTCATCAGCTTTTCTGTTTCACGCAATAGAATTGCACCCTGAGATTCTGCATTTGAACATTGCATCATTTCCATACGATACAGATCTTCCTGCTTTTTCATATCATTCAGTTCACGATTGAAAACCACATTGTCTATCATATTCTGAGCCCTCAGCTTACGGAGATTATCCGTTCTGACTGACAGTAATTTGATTTTTTCCTGCAATTCTCTGATATGGATGACATTTTCATCACCTGCGGATGCTGCAACAGAATCATAATAGGGTTTCAGCAGAATTCCTTTTGCGTATATGAGTTTATTGATCATTGTAACAAAAGCTGTCTTTAAACTGTCGTCACGGATGCTTTTCATATCGCAATGTGAAATATCGTTGATATGTGTGATACAACACCAGGAAATCCGATTATTTGACTGCCTTTTCATGACACTGCCGCAGTTACAGAATATTTTACCGGAAAAGCAATATCTGTTTTCGTATATTCCACTGCCTTTCTGGTGGTTTCTTGCTCTCCACCGGATCGTTTCCTGTGCCTGGTCGAACAATTCTCTGCTGATAATGGGTTCGTGATGATCGTGAATCAGAAATGACTCCATTTCGCCGTGATTCTTCTTTCGTTTGAAACTGTCTGTTGTAAATGTTTTTTGGAACAGAGCATCGCCCATATACTTTTCATTACCAATAATATTCAGTATGCTTGTGCTTGTCCAGTTAGCTCCTTTTCTTGGAATAATACCATCAGCGTTCAGCTTTTTGGCGATTCTGTGTGAACCGAGTCCGGAAACAACCATTTTGAAAATGCGTTTTACAATTTTTGCTTCTTGTGGTTCAATGATCATTTCTCCATCTGCATTGCGTGTGTAACCATATGGTACACAGCTGAACTTAAATGTGCCGTTTCTGAATTTTCTCTGGATCGACCATTTCAGGTTCTTTGAAATCGATATTGATTCCTCTTCAGCCATGCTGCTTAAGATAGAAAGAATCAATTCACTGTCCATTGTACCGGTATTGAGATTTTCCTTTTCAAAGTATATCGGTATTTGTAGCCGGATCAGTTCTCTGACAATTGACAGACAATCTGCTGTGTTTCTGGAAAATCTGCTGATTGATTTGGTAAGAATATAGTTGACTTTACCATTTCTGCAATCCTGAAGCAGAGCCTGTAAGCCATCACGTGTGTCGGAACTTGTACCTGAAATGCCTGAATCATAGTATATTCCGGCACATTCCCAATCGGCATGAGCCCTGATGCAGGATTCATAGTGTTCCTTTTGTGTTTCAAGGCTTTCAAGCTGATCATGATTATCTGTTGAAACACGACAGTAAGCAGCTACACGACATAATGTTTGCTTTTGCTTTTTCGCTTCGATTTTTCTTACAATCATAAGCTTCCTCCTTTCCGTGTAGTATGTTAGCTCTTTTTCGATGATATATCAAGCGATTTTGGAAATAAGTCTGCAAGTATCGGGGAGAATTTTTGCCTGTTTAATTCCTGTAATTTGTCATACTCGACAGTTGTGATCAAACCAAGATTTAAGAGCATTTTTGCTGTTTTGTCTGCCCGATGATAATTCAGCTCATCCAATAGTTTCTGTTGTTCCATCAAAACACCTCCTACAGTGTCTATGGAAATGAAAATCTGTTTTGACGAAAAAAATCCCCACGAAATATGAAAAAAATCATACTTCGTGGGGAAGGGGTCAGATCATCTGATTTACTTTTTTCTGCACTTCGTTGTAGTCATAACCTGCATCAGTCAGACGTTTCTTTCGTTCCGCACCATTTGACCACTTACCCTGAATGACTTCACGGGCAACTTCGTCAACGGACTTCTTTACAGGATACACCTGCTTACCGGAGCTGTCAAACACAGCATATCCCAATTTGCAGGCTTTCTTGGCATTTTCAAGAGAAGAAAAAGCCCCGATCTGCGATTTGGCATCGGACCAGGACTTTCTTACTCTGTAAAGCTGTTTTGCCGCAGGTGCAGAGAGGGTGTTGATGTCGTTGCAGAACCAGCGTTCATATATCCCTGTACCTTTTTCTTGAAATCCGACCAGTGAGGCAAAATGTAAAGCGGACACATCTTGTAGAAGTTTCTTGCTGTATTGAGATAATCTACACTGCCCGATTTGCCATCTCTGACATTGAGCCAGTGGGTGTGGGTAAAGAGGTGGTTAATATCAAGATTGTATTTCTTCAGCAAAGCTGCCGCCAATCTTGCACAATTGTCCTCAGACTTCTTATCTGTCGCATTATACGCAGATGACATGATGCACTCGATCGCAATTGTTCTGCGATTGCCATTGCCGGAGCCATCAGCGGCGTGCCATCCGCTCAGACTGTGGGGCAGATTCTGCCATGCACAGGTATTGTCAACATAATAATGCACTCTGACATCATTCATATTGCCATTGACGGTTGCACGAGTATACTGCTCCGCAGGTGTCGTTCCTGCAGCGGTCGTGATCCATGCTGTATTGTGGACTGTTACGCCAATAATTTTACCCTCCATCGAAACAGAGGGCATAGCGATTCTATTGGGATTATGTCTGGTGAGCAAATACTCGTTGATTTTTACTCTATTCAAAGTGGTTGTTGTATCAGGTCTTAAAATAGCCATTTATTCGTCCTCCTTTTCATCTTCGGTTCTGCCTACTTTCGTTTGCAGAACATCAATTGCTTTTTTGAATGCAGGCGGGAAAGGGATTCCCATTAAAGTTGTATTCTCGATAATGGAGAGTAGTTCATTCAGACAAAAGCTGATACAAACGGCATCACGAATGTAATTTGTGCCAATGAGAATATCGATTCTCACTCCCACAATTACCATAAGAAGAATACAAAACTTCTTTGCAAGACCAACCCAGCCTGCCGTGCTGTTGAGTGTACCGCTTTCGCTGTGTTTGGATTTGCCCATCGCAGCAGTCACGATTCCCGTTACAAAATCAATGCCCATGAATACTACAAGTGTCGCAAGAGCAGAATCCCAGCCGCCAAGCAGCGTTGCGATAAATCCGCCGATCACGCCTGCGATCAGGCAAATGGTATCTTTCATAAAATCACCCCTTCATAAATTTGATAGACTTGACCATCAGATGTGAATTGTCCGATGTGCCGCTGAATGCAAGATAATATTCTCCCTTCGGAATACTTTCCAGCGACTGCATCACAGAAATAAAATCATTGGAATAAAGCCATTGAAACGATAATTGCAGGGCATTTTCCGCCTTGATTTCCTCATAAATATGCTGAGCCAGTTCTGCTCCTGTTTTATCTGTCTTTTTCACAAGATAGAATGTTGCATTTTCTGATGCACCAACCAGATAGCTTAAAAGCAGAAATGCGGATAAATCTCCGCAAAACCTGCAAGAGAACGATAACCATCGTTGTAATAGGTGTAAACGCTGTCACCATATTTTTGCAAAGTATCAGAATCGCTTTCAAATACAGAAATATAACTGATGCCGGAAATGCTTTCAATTTGTTTTGGCAGCTCTGCAATATCAGCTTTTGTTGCATAGTTTGACATATCAGGAATAATGCCGTCCCTGCCGTCAGCACCTTTGAGACTTTGAAGCCATTCTGTTTCTGTTCCTGAAAATCCATGTTCTACGGCAATAATATATGCTGATTTTCCATCGATTCCGTCAATTCCATCACGCCCCGGAAGTCCGTCTGCACCATCCTTTCCATCTTTGCCCAGTAAACCATCAACGCCATTTCTACCGTCACATCCATCTTTGCCGTTTACTCCGTCCTTGCCGTCAACACCTTTCAGGCTTTCAAGCCATTCAACCTCTGTGCCTACAAAGCCGTGTTCTACAGCAATTTCATAGGCGGATTTGCCGTCCTTACCTTTTTCAGAAATCTTCTGCAAAAGCTGCTGGTATAAATCAGGAGTAGGCGGAACGTTGCTGTTTTCGCCCTCAAATCCCGATGGTCTGATGTACAAGGTTTTTACAATCGTTGTTGCTCTGACTGTTTCAGTTGCTTCTGCATCATAGCCAAACAATGACATTTTCACAGTCCCTGCGGTTAGTTCAGCAGGCAGAAAACAACTCGTATTTTCTGTTCCGAGAACCCTGTTGTAGGTTATTTCGTCCTGTGTAAACTGCACCACTTTATGTAGCGGTTTCCAGTTATTATCGAACACAAAATATATCTTCACAAAAGTAATCTGGTCAGCAGCAATGACTTCATGCTCCAGCGTTTCGATGTTCTGCCCTTTTACAAGAAATTTTATCCTGCTTTCACCTCTTTCCATGTTTTCGTGCTTGTGACATATTCCATGTATCCATCAAGGCACTGGATTTTTGAAAGCGGAGATTCGATATCAACTGCATGGCTGTCCCAGTTTGTATTTTTCTTCACAGCGTTCCAGTCAGCAAGAGAACCTTCATAGGTAATTTGATTCAGGGATTCACAGTAATTGAAACAGCCACCCACAATTTCCTTGACATTTCTGGTAAGAGTAAGATTTTTCAGTTTTGTGCATCGTACAAACATTCTGTCACTGATGACTTTGCCGCCGTATCGCACCGTTTCAAGATACTGACACTCGCTGAATGCCATTGCACCTACGGTTACCACAGAGGACGGAACGGTTACAGACTTGATTGCCGTTCCTGCAAATGCATTCACGCCAAGTTCCGTAACACGTTCCGGAATCTTCAGTTCTGTTAAACCATTAAGACTCTGATGATAAATGTAACCGTCAATATGCGGCAGAAATGCAGCCTTTTTGATTGCTGTAAGTGTTGTCGGAAGTGATACTGTTTTCAGATTGTCACAATACTGAAAAAGGCGTTCGCCAATACCTGTGATGCCCTCCGAAACAACAACTGTCTTGATATTGTTATTATCCAAAAACGGGGAAAGATTGCTGTCAGAATTGTAATCATAGGTTGCCCCTGTGCCTTTGAGGAGCAGTCTGCCGTCTGAATAAAGCACAAAATCTACGCTTTGACCGCACTTGCCAATAGAAACCACATCGCCCGTCATCTCATCGATTTTCAGTGTTAACTCATTTATTTTTGTTGTCAGCTGACCAACTGTGATGTTGTAATCTTTTATCTGCGTCTGAATTTCAGAAAGCTGTGAGAGCATATCTGTGACCTTGCATTTGCCGAGAATACAGCGGACATATCCGCAGTAGTTTGAATTTTCACGATAATCTGTAATGCTGAGTTCTGATGTGCCTGCATCAAGTCTGATAATGCAAAGGGTGAGATATTTCTTGTAATCTGTATTCTGAAATTTTGGTATTGCAGGATTTGTGGCGGGTGTTCCTGCGAGGATTTCAAAGCTGACATTGCGGACGTTTTCAGAAGTGTTGCAACAAATTCCAACCGCCATATATCTCGGCAGAGATTCGTCCACATAGCGAGATAAATCATAGGTATATGCCGTGTCAGAAATGAAGTAATGTCCCTGAATCCAAGCCTTTCCGCTGCCGATTGTCAGTTTCAATTTGCTTGCAGACAGTTTGAAACACTGCCCGAAATTATCCTGAATCCCGTCACAGATGATACTGCCGAGATAGTCATTGAAATTCTCAGCAGTATACGTTCTGTCAAGATTTTTAGAATTGAAAAATCCAAATGAAAATGCCATAAATCATTCCCCCTTAAATGTCGGCGTTAAATTTCTGCCGTTATGGTCAAAGCTTTCGATCATGCCGACAAGCTGTATTTTATTCTGTCTGATGCCGAATCTCTGGTGCTCTACGGTGACGAAATCGCCAACAAAATAGTCCACACCGTATTGAAACTGTGTGGACTGCACTGCGATCTGTGATTCTGATTTTGTTTTTGTGGGAACAAGATTCTGCTTGCCTTTCTCTTTCAGAAGTTCCGAATATTCTTTCTCAGATAATGGCTTTGTTTCGCCATTTTCCTGTTCTTCATCTGAGATGTCTTTTGCATCAATATACACTTCATATCGGTCGAGAGAAGAAGGCTCTGTTCCCTCAAAATATGTAGTTCTCTTGCGTTTTTCACCTTCGCCTTTGCCTAAGACATAGGCATAATTCTTTTTAACAGAAGTATCCGTAAAATAGGTGAAAGACAGCAGATTGTTATATCTGTCAGAGAAAATAATGTGTGGATTTACTTTCTGTAAAATACTTCTGTCAGTACCCTGCGAAAGTTCAAAAACCATTTCATATTGCTCATTATCTATTTTGGAAAGCCTGATATTTGCAGTTCCGCCGATTTTTTCGCAAATGGTGTAAACCCACTCCATCAGATTATCATAGCTGACCTGCAATTTTGTTTTTGCATCCCAACAAGAACCTGACGAACAGCCGACAACAAGTCCCGGAATTTTTCTGATACCCGATGTACAAGCGTTATACTGTACAACATTCATTATAATCTGAGAATATGAAACAAGTTTTGTAAAGTTGAATGTGGGATAGATGATTCTGCGTTCAAGTAAGCACATTAAAAATCTGCCCTTGATGATGAGATAATCTCCATCTTCTGCATCGGTTTCAAGTTCCACGGATTCAATCAGTCCGAAATGTTCCTTGTCATCATCACGACCAACAATTCTGCCAGTTTGAAAAATCTCGATATTTCGGGGAGATGCAGCAATATACACTTCAAAAGCACCGCATTTGTAATATTCAATATCCCATAAAAGCGAAGAAAAGCTGTCACAGACAGCCTCAAGTGATATGGAGATATTTTCGCCAACAGGAATCATATTGTAAATTTCAATCTGCATTTCTCACACTCCTAAGTACGCATTTCGGTGTATCAGGCGAACTTTGATATTGTTCAGCCCATTTGATGCACGGACATAGAATTTATTTTCGCCTGCTTTCAGATTTAGCCATGTTGAGCCTGAAACAAGCCGATTGATGATGTTTGTCACAACGCCCTCACGCTCCAGAAGAACGGTTTTGTTGCCTGTTTTCGTAGTTATGGTGATAACATCGCCCTTTTGAATATCGCCTGAAATCTGCATATATTCGTCCGTCAGAGCGTTATAAATGGTCGGATTTTTCGCAGGTCCACCGCTAATTTCAAGGGTGAATCCGACCTCATCACCGCTGTTGTTGATCGTCATCATATCCTGCGTATTGTATGTACCAATTGGAAACGGTTCATCATTATCAGGGCAGACAAAATGAAACGCACCTCTGACACGGGAATATTCTGCAATCTGCGTTTCAGTGGAGTACCAGTAAATATCGGGACAGAGAATGGAGATCTGCCCATTGGTCAGCTTTTCAAAATTCTCCACCTCGCAGGTTTCCACAATACCCTCAGCATACACAGAGATATTTTTTGTGGAGTAGTATATCTTGATGTAGCGTGACGGCTTGACTACACGATATAGTTCGTGCCTGCGAAGTTCCACATCAAAGCCACGCATTTCAAAGGGAATAACTACATTTCGCTTTTCAATGAAGGCATTGTTCAGATATGAGCCATTCATTCCTGCATAATTCGAGGTACTGATGATTCCTGTCGGAGGATCAAGCCCTTTGATTTTGGAGAACATATATCGGCTTGCTGTTTTGGAAAGGTCAATTTTTTGACCTGTCTCGTTTTCGAGGATTAAAGTGTAGAACAATAAAATCACTCCTGTTTTATCTTGACTTTTTATTTTGTAATGTGATATAATTAATGTAAGTGAGGTGTTAGTATGATTTTTAGAGTTGAAGATATAAGTAACCCCAATGGAAATCATAGAAAATACAACATACCATTAAGTCAGTGCCCAAAAATGGCACTATCTAATTTGAGCAGATATATTCCAAATGAAATTCGAAAAGAAGTTAACAATTCTAGCGACCGAAGATTATTAAGTTATTCTAAAAGCTTAATAATTTGTTTAATGAAGTATAATCAGTATTCAGATAACGAACTTCATATAAACATAGAAATA